ATTCACCTCCATGTTCTTTTGGTTCTTCCTCTTTTACAACTCGAATACGAATTCGAGATAGAACAAACATTACACTAAAAAATATAACAGCCCATTCTAATGGTGTCATAATCAACCTTCACACGCAAGGCACGTATCGCCTTCAATAATTGCTTTCATATCAAGTTCTTTAATTGCTTCACGCTCAATGCGCTTTGCAACTTTATCTGCTTTACCAATCTTTTCAGAACGGCAGTAATAAAGTGTTTTGAGTCCTTGCTTCCATGCCATGAAATGAACAGCATGAAGATACTTCACATTAACATCAGGTCTAAAGAACAGATTGAGGGACTGCGCTTGGTCAACGTAACTTTGTCTGTGAGCCGCATGATCCACAAGCCATCTTTGGTCAATCTCCATGGAAGTTTTGAATACATCCTTTGTCCATTGATCGAATAGTTCCAAGTGCTGAATTGATCCGTCGTTAGCGATGATTGAGGACCAAATCTCATTGTAGTCGTGTTTATCATCTCCATTACACTTCTCCTTAATGATATTATCAAGGTACTTATTTTTGTTTAGTGACGAGCCGCTGAGTGTATCTTGTCTATAAGCATTTGCACGGAAGGGTTCAATACTTGGCGAGGTGTTGCCCATAATAATCGAACTGCTTGCGTTAGGAGCAATAGCCATAACATGACTAAAACGCTTGCCAGTACCTTCCGCGTCAGGTGCTTCTCCTCTTTCATTGCCCAATTGAAGATTTGCTTCATCTAGTCCCTGGCGAATGTGTTTAAAGATTTTAATGTTTGTGCCTGTTGCTTGTGCAGATTCAAATGGTGTGTTTATTTTCTGTAGATAAGCATGAAATCCTAATGCACCAATGCCAATTGAGCGTTCTCTTGTTGCAGAATATTTTGCGCGTTTGACTGTAGATGGCGCATGATCAATAAAGTATTGTAACACATTATCTAGCATCTCTGCAACATCACGCAGAAATTGTTTATCGTTTTTCCATTCATCAAAGTATTCAAGATTCAATGAAGATAGACAACATACTGCGGTACGTTTCTTATCTGTAGGAAGAATAATTTCAGAACACAAATTGCTTTGACGAATTGACAACCCAAGTTTCTTTTGAAACTCTGGCATTGCACGATTGCTTGTATCAATGAAGTGTATGTATGGTTCACCTGTTTGCATACGAATGTCCAGCACACGTTGCCAAAGTTCTTTTGCAGAAACAACTTCACGAACAGTACCATCATGTGGGTCTTTGAGTTCCCATGAATCATCCGCATCTTTATCAATCATGCAACGTTCAATAATCTGCATGAAAGAATCTGGAATGTTAATGCCGTGATGTAGATTCAATGTGCGAAGATTGGGATCGCCCGTTGGCTTTCTCATTTCTAAGAAGAGAAGAATATCAGGATGGGAAATATCCAAGTAAGTAGCATAACTGCCTCTACGGGTTCTACCTTGCCTGTAAGCAAGAGAAGAAGCATCATAAGTGCGTAGATGAGGCATAACGCCAACAGATTTATCGTCAGACGAACGAATTCCAATTCCAATCCCTACACCTCCTCCCAACATGCTTAGCCAGTTAACTTCTGATAGAGTGTCAACAAGACCTTCAGCGGAGTCATCAAGATATGGTAGAAAACATGATATAGGCAGACCACGCTTAGACCTACCAAAAGATAAAATGGGAGTAGAATAAGAAAGCCAATGTCTAGAAGAATACTCATAAAGCCTTTGCGCGTGTCCACTATCTGTCCCAAAAGCCTTAGAAACATATGCAAATCTCTCCTGTGGCGAGTTTTCATCCTCGCGCATGTAACTCTCTTTTAATCTCTTAATTCCTAGTTCATCAAATAGTTGATCCCTATTATAGTCTACTTTAATTCCGTTTACAGTACCAGTTGTCATTCTTGCTCTCTTATTGTTTTAATCATTGGAAAAATTTTACTAATCACTTCAGCACATGCTTTAGCGACCTCGATATGTTCTAACTGTGTTCCGTTTTCGGAACGCAAGTCAATATAATGTACCCATGAACGGAGAGTTCCATTCACATACAATCTTGAGACTGTGTTACCTTCTGGTAGCACAACTCTTGCTTGTTCTTTTGCTATACCATTCTGTATAGCCCATTCATACGCATGTTTAGCCGCACGAATCACATGTTCTTGTTTTACTTCCCACGCACGTTGAAATGTATCGTCACTTATTGCGATGCTGTTTTGTCGATTTTTTGTATCTTGCAATCGTGCTTCTCTAAGAACGAAAGAGAGTTCTTGAGTAGGGTCAGCATATCGTTGGGAGAACTCTTGAAAGGAGAAGGATCGATGGCGTAGTAATTGTCTTGCAATGTCTCTTGTGGTTTCAACTTCAAGACAGGCTGAGACCATTTCCAACGGTGACCAGTGTTTGTGTTTGATGAGGTATTTGATGAGTCTTTCTGAAGACTCGGTATTGGACTGATTGCTTGGATTCGATACACGGGCGCAGTAGGCCACCAAGTCTTGTGCTGATAGTAACTGTTCAATATCATTGTCGCTTTCCTTATCGATCTGTGAATAACTAACCAATCTAACTTTCATGTCATTCTCCAATTATTAAATTCAAGTAGTGCTTGCGGTCCGAAAAAAGTATTTTTATTTATTGTATGGATGATTTCATCCTGCGTTTTTCCTGCAAGTACCATATCATTAATATCTTTTTCTTTTACGTCTTTGGGCCAGATACAAATTGACGCATTTGCATCAATTGCAACTTTCATTTCTCGAACAATCTCTTTGTTGCGAGGTTCATTATCATACACTAAAACTATGCTTCCGTCAATCTTATCCAGTGCATATTTGAGATTAGAGTTACCAACCGCAACCGCATTAGGTAAGAATAAACTATCAATAGGACCTTCAGTCACAAAAACAGTATCTTCTTTATCTATACCATTCATGTTGAATAAGAAAGGCAAATCGTCTTTAATCTTTACTACAACGTATCTTTGCTTTTCATTTCGCATTGCGCGACACGATAAGCCAACTAGATTATCTTCCTCATCATAAAAAGGCATGACAATTCTAGGTTCATTCGTGACAAGTTTTTCCTCATAACTTGGTGCAAGAATTTTTAACTTCGACACATCATCTACATAGTAGAGTAAATTATATTTGTTCTCTGGAATCTGTCTAGATTTCACATAACGAATTGCTTCATGCGATTCGGGTAATGATGAAAGTGCAACCAGAACACCTTTGAACGTTTCAGTTTTGTTGCTACCAAAAGTAACAGGCTTGAAAACAAACCCATGATCTTTATGTGCTTTACGCCCTGTCTCGCCGGACTTATATCTATCCAAACTGTATTCTTTATAGAGTGCAGGATCAACTGCTTTGATGAGATTTCCAAGAGACATTGATGCGGCACAGTTGTGACATTTAAAGTAAAGTCCACCCTTGCCTGCGAATACATATCCGCGAGCCTTGTTCTTGTTTGTTTGGGAGTCGCCACAGATAGGGCAACGAAAGTTGTATAAGTAATCACCCTTACGGGCAAACTTATCTAATTTAGGAGACAATGCCCCTATAAATTTCTGATCGATCCACATGCTCATAGTATAAATCCATTATCTTCATATCAACCTTAACACCGTTGATTATACACTCATCTGAGTGAAATGTCAAATTATGTTAATTAAACAACTTGGATAACATATCTAGGTTAATATGGGAGAATACCCATGCCAATGCAACAACACCACCGGCAGCCATCCACTTCCATTGTAGGATTTTTTTCAATTCTCTATCTTCCACTTTGTTGTGTTCCGCTATATCCTCGCGCAATGACTTAATTTCATCCATGATTCTGCGCTCAGTTAATTCTAACTTATCTGTTAGATTTCTATCAACTGTTGTGATTCTAGAGTGTAGTTCTTTTATATCGCTCAAGGTATCCTTCTTACGCTCGTTCATGTCATCGTAGATTTGATTTACCATGCGGTCGTGGTTAGCCACCAGTTTTTCAATAACTGAATCCATCTTTTTGCAAAGATCGGTTATGTTAGATACTTGTGTCTTCAAGACTTCAACATCGACCTTAAGATCGACAACATCGGTAGACATAGTTACTTCTTCTGACCTGGAACTTCTGTGCCCTCAAGTTTCTTGTGGACTTTCATTTCCTTACAGTCTTGTTCAGGCTTGCCTGTTTTCTTGTCAACTACGACCTTGCCGTCTTTGCCAATCTTATCAATACAAACTTTTTTTGTTTCTGCGGCGAATACTGTGGACGCCATGATCATCATAGCGATTGCAACTAGTTTCTTCATAATTCTTTTTCCTCTGCTTTAGGTAATGGAGTTCCATAAACTCTTCTATTTATTGGAACATAGTAGTTTTGTTGTTGCGTATTTTGAGGTTGGGTGTTTCTATTTGCAAATTTTTCTGATGCAGTCACACCTAGTCCTGCGATTGCAATATAAATCATGCCCTCAAATACATTTGGCGATACGTTATAGTCCCAAAATAAATCTGCTACGAAAGCAATGCTACAAAGAATGAACGCAAGAAAGGTTATGACACGCTTACTACTAAGTGTGCCATTGTGTCCATCAAGTAGCATTGTCCTTAATTGCATTGTTTAAATCTCAGGATGTGGAGGCTGAACCGGTGCAGGTCTACCGCCAAATCCAGTATTAACGCTAGGATTAAATGGAGGAATTTCATCAACGCTCATTGGTCTTCTCATGTTAGCGTCTGCACCACCGAAGCCACCAAAACTTCCTCCGCCAAAACCGCCACTTCCGAAGTTTTGCTCTTTGGGTTGCACCGGGGGTGTTGTCATCGCCTTTTTCGTGGCTTCAAAGTTTTCATTTGCCAACTTTTGTGCAGTAATCATTGCCTCTTGATCTTCTTTCTTAGTACCGGCAAGCATAATGCCTGATAGTGTACCAGTTAAGAATGTTGCGATAGGTACAATCAACTCAAAGAACTTTTGATCGATTGGTGAAATAGCATTCAGAGGTTGTGTTACAAAAATCAATGAATATAGAACAACGAATACAATGCCAGTTAGTGTGAGTGATAAGCAAACGCCAATAAAAAATTTTAAGCGCGCCATCAGTTGGTCGTCAGTATACACGAATGTACCACCTTTCTCAATATTATCTTCCACAGTTTACTCCTTGTGTTGGTTGAGTGCCTTGCGGCAATTGATCGGTAGGCGGTCCTAATCTAGGATCGCGCTGTCCTTTAAATACGTGTTCGGGACACGTTCTTGTCACATCACACAAAGGTTTTTTGCACATATCCTTTTCCCAATTCTGTGGGTCTTGGCAAGGATATCTAAATCTATCTCCTCCAAATATTGCGATTAATAATGGTAATACGATTAGAATTGCTAACCACTTGAACAATTTTCTATCGTTAGGTACGCCTGCTGACATTTAGTGCTCCAATACATGTAGGGCGTGTTCATAGTGTTTAATTCGGTCATCAAGTCCAATGGTGCCACCATTGATACGCTTAGTTAATGTTACAATGTCGCCTTTATCAGCCCATTGATTTAGTTTATTTGTTTCCCAGAACCAACATGCAGACTGAGCCGCACCTTCAAAAGTTCCAAGATACTCGGTTGCTTCTTCTGGAGAAATTTCCAACGAAGCCGCGAACCAAGAATAGTTTTGCTTGCCTGTAAGTTGAATCAATCCACGACCACGATATTTGTATCCATCGCCTGACGCTTCATCTCCATTGCCCATGCGACTTGCATAGACTTTGTTTGCAATTGCTTCTTGCTTATTAGGCATTGATGCATATCTTTGTGCGGTAGCATCATCGGGGAAATACTTAGGAAAAATCTTTCTAAGTGTTGCCGCTTTGTAGTTTAAATTCTCGGTGAGAATCATAAAGCCCGCCGATTCATGTGAACATTGTGCAATGAATGCGGCCATACGTTTTGGCGTGTTAATCTCATAATCAGGAAATAGTTGCACCAATGCATTGTGCCAATTTTGAACGTAGGGATTTTTAGGCAGTAATTGTTTTAGTTGTTCTAGCGTCAAATCCATTATTTGTTTCCCTTCTTAAAATCCTAAGATATTTTTCTTAGGAGGTTCTATTGTTACAGTCTTTGCTCCTTGTTGGAGTTGCTGTAACAACATAATACCTGTTGCGCGAACCGCGGGGTCTGCACTCTTTGTCATTTCAATCAACGCATTTACTTTCGCAGTTTCGTTGATTGTATTATCTTTGCTAATTGATTTCTGTGCGTCAACATAGACTGTATAATCTTTTGATGTTGCACAACCTGTTAAAATCATTAGAGATATGCTTAATAACATGATTTTTCTCATTTTACATCCTCGAATATTTTCTTTTGTTCCGTGTACCATTCGGTCCACCCCTCAACTTTATTTGCACATTCATAGTGTAATCTATAATTTTCTACCACAACTTTTAACATATCTGTAATAGAAACTTTATCTCCCGACAATAACTTAAGGTCTTCGCATTGTTTCATTAATGCTTCTGGTGCAGGAGGAAAATTACGTTTGACTGGTGTAGTGACTGAGCAACCAGTTATGAACAATAATGAAATTGCTACAATGATTGTTTTCATTTCTTATTGCTCTTCATTTTATTGATAGCATCATTATGAATGTTTACGATTTCATTTGGTATAGGGCAGTTCTCAATAAACTTAACCACTTCTTCTCTCTTTACCACTTCTCTATCAATATACTTAACAATCTCATCGCCTTTTTCTTTTACGATTTTGTCTTTATATACAATCTTCTCAACAATTTGTGTATTCTGTTGCGCCGCTTTTGCTTCGGATTGTGCAACTTTAACTTCCAATTCTTTTACTCTTGCCTGCCACACTTCTTCATTTGATATCGCGCCAGACATATATGTACCAATTGCAATGAGAATAATTGATACAACTTGAATTGGTGTTTTATACATGTAAATTGCAGGCACAAAACGCATGACAAGGGACGCTATGAATCCTATAATTCCTAGAAAAAATATAGCATAAAAAATCCAGTATGGTAACCAACTCAAAATCCACATAGTTAACCCTCTTAGACTGTTAATTTTTGATTGCTTGTCATAAAGTTTTTCTTTCTCATGACTGTCTTAGCAACCAAATCTAATTCTTCTGAATCTCTATCCCATTTCAAAACAAACGGCATATTAATATCAGATTGCATATCGTTAATAACTGCTTCAGCATCAGGTCCTAGTTTAGGAATCTTTTTGCCGTGCTTTTCAAATGTCTTTTTAAATAGTGCAGTTAGTTCATCGGTAGTGATCTGCTTTTTATTTCTTTCGTCATTTACTCTATCTAAAAAGTGTCGAGTAAATCCTACATCAATACCAATCGCTTTAAATAACTTATCTGCATATTGTTCAATGCTTCTTAAATCTGCTTGAGTTACTTCTTCGTTTAACTCTGCCGGCGCGAATGATTCAGTAAACATACCGCTACGACCATATCGTAAAAATGTCATTGCGTGTGTTTGACTATCTTGAATAATGATAGGACGTTTTGGATACTTGCGCCCATATTCGCGAATAGCATTGCCTATCTCATCATTGCCAACATACTTTTCGTATTTGAGATATTTCTTTTTGCCAAGTCTCGCTTGATTGAATCTCTGCGTGTCAACAACGAAAACATCATTGTTAGCAAATCTACGAATGAAAGCGGCTTGTGATTTTTTGCCCATTGGAGGATCGCCTGTAGTGCCAGCAACATTTGCGCCAGTCACATTAGCAATCTCTTCGGTAATCATTTCTTTGTCTTCAAAGTATCTTAGAAAATCTTCCTCGATAGTTTCTTCGTTAATATTCTTAACGTCTTCTTTCAGCAAATACAATGCGGCCGCATATGATGCAAATCTTGTTTTACCAAAAGGAAGTTTTTCTAAAACTCTTTTTAGTTTTAGAATGAGTAAATCAAATTTAGTGAACGATTCATCTTGTGTAGTAGAACGCTTCTCTGGAGGAACAATAATATTTCCTTCCGCATCAATGACGCCCGTAGCATAAGCATTCCATTCATTGAATGGAGTGGTAAACAGTCTTAGTATTCTATACACTAAGTAAATGTTAATCAGGTTAGTCATTTATCGTTTTTTCCAATTTGTTATACAAATACAAATCTAACACTTCTGCGTCTGTCAAATCTACATATTTTAAATACACAAAAAAAGCATTCAATACGTCATGGTCCTTTTTATCAATTTTGAACCACAACATATTTACAGTTGCTTCAACACCAAAAACATTTGAAAGAGAGATGATATGATTCAGTATCAATCTCTCTTTCAGTTCACTCTTATCAACATACTTATTAATCAGTCTCTTAATATACTTAATAATTTTTAAATCATCAAGAAACTCAAGAACAGATATGCAATTAGGATTTTTGTAGTTGCTTACTGCGTATTCATCAAAATTATCATTATTCAATTCAGTCATTTTAGAAGTTACTCAAAGACGCCCTCATAATTGTTGATGCATTAACTGCAACGTAGATATAATTTGTATCCCACGTAATAGTTCCAACACCCCAACCAACCGCGGTATTATTAGATGATGCTGGTGTTTGCGCTGTGCGAACACGAATTGCATCGGAGTTAATATCAAGTGCTTCTGTTGGAGCATTTGTCATAATACCAATTGCATCTGCTGATGCATCAACAAATAACATGTTTGCTTGATTGTCTGATTCAATTCTTGTATCAGAGTCAGCACCATCTTCATTGATAACTGTGCCGCGAGTAAGAACAAGTCCTGTAGCCGCGTCTAATGTTAATGTGTTTGCAAAAACAGTAGCATCACCAGTTGAACCAAAGTTCATTGTGGTGTGCGTTACTGCTGAGGTTTTGCCGAACAAGTCTTCAACCGAAATCTTTTTAGATACGGGTGAGCCTGCTGGATCATCAATGATTAAGAGCAAATCTGTGTTTGCTGGTGCAGTCAATGCTGTTAACTGCGTTACTTTTTTATCTGCCATTTGTTTCTCCTAATTTTATAAACCCAATTGAATGGGAATGCTACTCCTGGGACTCAGGTCAAAATGGGGACTTGCGTCCCCACCCATTAAGAAATTGTCAATACTGCGTTTGCGGATACTGTGTTTGCAGTAACGCCTGCGGATGACAACTGAACGCGATAGATAGAACCGCTTCCGGCAACGCTGTTGTTTGCGATGTTTAGAGTTGCGGTTGTAGTATTGCTGTATGTGCCAGTATTTGTCAAATCGCTGAATGCTACGTTAGCATTAGCGGCAGCCTGCCAACGATAGTTGATTGTTGTGCCAACTGGTAGAGTCGATGCAACAACTGTGAACGATACTGCGCTTGCGGCCGCAGCCGTATTGCTAGATGGCTGTGTGTTGATTGTAATTACTGTGTCTGGATATACAGTATCTTCTGCGTCTGCTGTGTATGAAGACGATGCAACTAGAACCTCGCGTTTTGTGCGAGTTACGCTGTGCATATCAGTATACGTGTTTACATATACCCAACCTGGATCGGTTGTTTGTGCAACGGCTTCAGTAGAATCAACACCGTAAACTTTGTCGATTGCCTGAATTGTTGCGCCTTCAGAGGCTAAGAATTTTGGTGAATCTTGACCTGTAATTGTCTGACCAGACGAATTCGCTGTAGACCAAGACGGAGCAATAGTAATAGCAACGTTACTAGAAATACCAGTAACTTTGTATTTTGCGCCGCCTGATGTGATGATCGCATCACCGACTTCTAATTCAGTATCAAGTGCTGTTCCTGAACCTGTAACAGTTGCAGATCCGTTAACGAACGAAACTGTACCTGTGATTGAGAATGAATCTCTGCTTCCCCATAGTGCCATGGTGTTCTCCTTTGTTAATATCCTAATTTTCTAAGTTGTGAAATGGTATTCATACTATTTATATGTCGAACGGCAATGCCTCCTGCTGATTCCCATTCTCTGCAATTTTTATCATAATCATCGATTAAAACATTCGGTTTTCCCCCAATCATTGCAAATTTCTGTTTATCTTCTCTAGGCACCAGATTAATCTGTTCAACGTTACCTAAATGCTTTTTAACCCATTCAATCTTTTCGGGTTTGCACGTAGGCATATGCTTTGAGGGTGTAGACAGAATATAAGGTCCGTAGGGACGAATGAATCTCCATAATGTCATTGCATCAGACATAGGTTCGAGATTTGCCCAAAATTTAGGCACTTTTTTAAGTGCTTCCCACTTCACATCTTTTTCCGTATGCTGAAATGGTTTGAGTCCTTGTGAGGTTAACGCTTTATTAGCGCCATCCATAAAATTCACAAGGACTTGATCCATGTCGCAATAAATTTGAGGCAATTCGTTCATTTATTTTTCTTCTTTTAATTCCGGCTGAATCTCTACGGGTTCTTGTTTGCCCGAAAGTTTATCTCCAGATTTGACTGATTTATTTTTATCTTTTGCAGTCGCTTCTTTTTCTTTCTTTGCTATTGCTTCAGCAAAGAGATCGTTAATATTTTTATCATCGTTCTCCGCCATTTTCTTTCTAGCGGCTAACGCGGCTAACTTTGCACGTTTAGCGGCTGCCTCTTTATCATGTGGCTTGTCACTTGGCTTAACGTCTTTATCGTATGCATCACTTTCGCCCAATTGAATTTCTTCGATATACATGTTTAACTCATATGGATTCTGCCCACCTTTGTTATACACTTGCATTTGAAGTGCTTTCTTTACAGGTTTACCATTCTTATCCATCAACGTGATAGAATATGAATTTGTTTTACCTTCGCTTGGCTTACGTGGACCCGTAGCAACTTTATCGTGCCAATCGTCCATGTTTACTTGATAGCCGCGCTTCTCTGCTGTTTTAATTGCATGTTGAACTGCTGTAGAAAAGTCTTTGTGATAAAGATCATAATCAGACTTTGCTTCATCAATTTCAACTTCTTCTTTTTGTGATGCGCTTTGTGCTTTACCTTTTACAAGTCTACCTTTTGCTTGTACCGCAGCCAAACGTGCCGCTTTTTCGTTATGACCAGGCATTAGACTTGTCATTGGCACTTTGCCTTCAGGACCTTTACGTTCGTTTTCGGGATTGTCATATCCTTTACCCTTAACGACTGCTTCGTTTGTAGAAACGTTTCCTACTGTTTTGATTTTAACGTCTGCTTTAATGCCTAATTTTTCGAATGCTCTTTTAAACTTATCTGCAAGTGGCTTACCGCCTTGCTTGAATTCTTGTGGCATATCTTCTTCATTGCGTAGTTTTGCTAAGTCAGAACCATCAATCTTACCATTCTTGTTTTTGTCTAACGCTTTTTGCTTTGGTGATAATTCTTCGTTCTTCGTGCGATTGACGCGATTCTTTGCAAGACCAGAAACAAACTTAATACCTGCGCCAGCAAGTTTTTCTAAGGTAGGTTTATCTAACTTGTCGAGCATAGCAGTCAACTTCTTATAACTATCTCCTGATGGATCAACAGTATTGATTTTAGAATACTCCGCTTTCAATCTAGCAATTTGTGCATCTGAGAATGATTCTTCAAGAGGATCGAATTCGCTCTTAATTGATTGCTTTTTCTTAGAAAGTGCTTCACGCTCTTTGGCTTGCTTGATACGCAACTGAGCCGCTTGCATTGTGATCTTCGCTCTGTCTGCTGTTGCTTTTGCTTTATCTGCTTCAGACCCTTTGATTGAAGTTCCACCACCAACTGGTGCTTCTTGCATATCTTTAGGCTTCTTGCCATCTTTCTTCATTGCAATTGCAATAGCCGCTTGCTGTGCTGGTGAAGATGCCTCATTCTTAGGCACACAGTTAGGCACCATCTTGCCGCCCTTCATCTTCATACCATCTTGCACATGTGTATCCCAACAGGCTTCATCAACATTCTCCAGTTCTTCTTCATCATCTTTTTTCTTTTTCTTTTCGTCTTCTTCTTCATCGTCCATCTCGTCTTCGGACTCACTTACAGGCTTACCATCTTTATAATCTACAGTCAACCACTTTTTAGTTCCAGATTTTTGTAGTTTGTTAGATGAGTCTGCTTTGTCTTCAGGATGAACCTGTTCATCTTGTCCTTGATGCATAGCGTCTAACTGGCTGAAGAATTCTTTCTTTTCTTCAGGCGAAAGATCGCCCAAAGACTTGATGCCTTTCTTTGCCATAAGTGCTTTGACTTTGGCTTGATACTCTGTTTCTTCTTTCAATCTGCCTTTGATTAAATCAAGAAGGCTTGATGGTATATTAAATTTATCTGCAAGTGACATGTTTATTCCTCTCTGATTTCTAAAATCAAATTTCCTCTACCTTTTAAAATTCTATGATAAGTTTCTTTCAGAATCTTATACTCTTTATTCTTCTCTAGTATGAATGGTAGTAAATCATCAAACTGTAATTTCCAATCTTCTCCAGACATAACTGTTATAATTCTTGTTCGCTTATCTCTGTGCCATATAAGTTCTTTATCATCAATGTCTTTATTAAACTTTCTAATAAATCGACCAACATCAATCGGTTTGTCGTTATATGGGTTACCAGTAGAAGTTTCCGCCACCGCTTAGTCCTAATTGTTTAGCATAACGTGGTGTGTTGCAAGCCCAATATGCTGCCGATGTTCTATCTTTCTGCATATCACATTGGTGTCTTGCGGCGAATGATTTTCTTGCTTCTGGATCGTTCAACTTAACTGAAAGTCCTGTTGTATCGCCCCATGTAACTTTCTTAATGCCACCGTCTGGCTTACGAACGTAAACGTAAAACTTCTTAGGACCACCACGCTTTGGTTGATTTAGAGGAGGGTCTTTTTCTTCCTCTTCTTCATACATTGGGCAATCAAGTGGAACAGGCTGATCTTCGTAAATATCAAACTTACCAATATCAGTTTCTTCTAAAAGATATTTGTCCCAACCTTGTAGTTGAAGTGTGCCTTCTTCGTGCAGTCTTCTTGCTTCACGATAGAGTTCAAAATAGTTCTTAGAACCAACGCGAAATACATTCTCACTCAGAGGCACTTGATTATCAAAGTGCCAGTGTAATGCTTCGTCTATTTTAGTAAATTTTTTAAACGGTATCATCTTTTTTCTCTGGTTGCGAAATCTCTTGCTTTGGTGCAGAATACTTAGCAGTAATGATTTCGATGCCTTGACCTGGAGTATCTTTACTATACTCAATTCTCATTTTGTCTGTTCCCCATTCGAGTGCTTCAGCAAACTTTGAGAATTCTTCGTTCTTCTTTACTTTAGATGCTAAGTCACTATCAGCACCACCCCAAGTTCCTTTGCCCTTGGTGATGAATGAGTTCACTCTAGCGAATGCCCATTGCTGTGGAGTTGTTCCTGGACGATGCCCACCTTGCCATGCCGCCATACCACGGTCATAAACCTTCTTCAAGATGCCATATGGTATGCCTGACTTTTCTGATTTCTTTTGTAGTCCTTCGATTTCTTCGAATAACTGACTTACTTCTTCGTAAAGATCACCAAACTCTTCTTTGTCCATTGAAAGATATGTTTCTTCCATTTCCATTTCGAATTCATCTTCTGAGCCAGTGTATTCGCCTTCGTCTTCTTCACCATCTTCACCTTCGTAATCATCAAACTCACCTTCAAATTCGAGGTAGTCTGTTACGCTTTCAATGTAATCAGTTGCCTTTGTGATTTTTGAAAGAACCCACGCTTCTGGCTCTTCATCCATGCCATCTAGAATCTGTGCAAGATAATCTACGTCTTGCGCTAGGTTTGCAACTTCAATTTGTGCCATCTGCAAACCATCAACCTCTTCCCAATCTTCTTGTTCTAACAGATTTAAACTCTCTGTGTGTAATTTCTTACCAGTTACTTTTGCAAGCAACTGAAGTGCCTCTGCATTTTTCTTTTCTGCAATGAGTTTCTTCATTTCAGCAATTTGTTGTGGTGTTGCTTTTTGGAAGAATTCAAACATTTCCATAACACCAATGTTGCCTTTGTAGACAAGTTCATTTAAGTCAACATCTTCTTTTTGCAAAGTCTGCTTTGTCATTCTGAACAATGAATCTGTTGACAACACCATGTCAAGTAACGTCTGTAGCAAGTCTTGTGTTGCTTTGCGCTCTGCTGGATTCAATGCATCACCAGAATTTAATTTGTCAACTGAACGCTTGATTGTTGTCAATAGTTTTGCATCAGCGAGTCCCATACGAACCAACTGATCTAATCTTGATGTTGATTTTCTATCTGAAGATTCACCAAACATCTGCTTATATTTTTTAGTGTGCTTTGACTGAGGCATATCTTTTTCTCTTGCCTCTTTATCTCCAGGTGCATCTGCATACGCTGAAGTGTCGGAATCAGACTTCGGTCCCATTTGTTTGAAATGAGCATCGCGTCTTTCTTTAGTGTCTTTGTCTAAGCCTTTATAATACTTCGCTGGCTGTGTTCCTGACTTACCTGCAACGTCTTTATCTTGCGGCAATTTTGCTTCAACAAAAAGAGTAAACATATCATTTAAGTTCACTTCTTCTTTTTGCATTTTCTTCGCCATTAGGCTTTGTCTACGCTGTAGGTCTACTTTTCTAACTTGAGGAACTAAACGAACCGCAAACTTGCGAATTGCAGGAAGCATTTTCTGTAGTCTTGTATCAACTGAAATCTTTTGTCCAGTTCCCAAGTCTGCATAGTTTTGTCCACCTGCAAGTCTGCTACGGAAAAAGTTATATGCCGCCTTAGCCGCTCTTCTTTTCAATCTTGCTGGATCAGCAACTCTTCTCATTTGACGCATTCTTGCTCTTTGAATACGACTGCTTAATTTTTTGAAGATCATTGCTCTTTTACGTCTAGCCGCAAAGTCCAATACCGCTTCGTCTTGTTGTTCTAGTTCTTCTTTCAAATTCATCCCCTTTTTAACTGCGGCAAACAACGACTTAGCGTCTGCGTCAGATAATTTTGATGGCACACCTTTTTTAAAATTGTCGAAATCATCCGATGATACGAAACTTCGCATCTTAGAACCGGACATGCCTTCCACGCCTTCTGCGTCAGGATCACGTTCTCCGGCTGAGATAATTTCGATTGACTTAAAGTCAAAGTCTTTGCCGTTGTATTTGTTCAGCAAAGTCTTGAATTCTGGAATTCTATCGCTACCCACCACGACAACTAAATTGTCATACTTGCCTGTCAGTTCTTTTGCAACTTCAATGATTGTTCGTGCAGGAGAATTCTGCACCATAGGTCCGAATGCCTTTTTGGCAAACTTAACCTTAGTTGCAAAGTCTAATGGGTCTTTTTTTGGATTGGTACTGTGGGATAGGTAGAGTTTAGCATCAGCCTTACGCTTCAATGCTTCCGACTTAATCTTGTCGGCTAATTTTTCATGCCCATTCGTCATGGGATTCATTCTACCGAATGAGAGGACTACTGTTTCTTTCATGGAGTTTTCCTTAGACTGATCCAAAATGCAGGTTTGCCGTGACCTAACTGCCTACTACGATTATTTATACAAACTTCAATTTAGGGTCTTAAATCGATACGAAATGCGAGCCCTGTAATACCACTTCTAGACTTACCGCGAACGTCAAATTTGACTTTGTTCTTTACGCTTTCAACATAAGCCATATCGATGATGTAAAATCCTTTTGGGCTGATAATGCTGTCTGCAACTGCACCTTTGTATTGTGCTAGAGAGATTTCTCCAGTCATTGCTTCATATAATAGTGCATTTGCATAGTCTTTATCTGAGTTAATATACTTCAAAAGAGATTCCATTAGGAGTTCTTTGTTCTCTTTCATCCAGTATTCGTAACTCTTGTCTTTAATAATCTTACCGCCTTTAATGAATTCTTTAATGACTTTATCCGAAGCCTCGTCAAGAATTCTTTTCTTGTTTGATTCCGACAAAAGCCTTGTAGGCATTGTTTTAAGTTCTTGTATGATTGACGATAATACTTTACTTTTTTGTGCGCCTGGCACTTTCTTTGCGGCAGCGGCAAATAGTTCTGCTGTCGATGATCCTTGTCCTGATGCAAGTTGAACACCTCCAGCCATCTTTACTGATACTGAATATACCTTTGTTCCTATTTTTAGAACAAGGTCTGTTTTCGGTTCTGGTTTTGCAGAGATAGCAACACCAAAAGGATTTGTCGCATCATCCGAATGCCACGCTTCTACTTTTTTATTACCGGCAAACTTATAAATGTGTTCAACACAATCTTCGGCTTGAGACAAAATAGTTGCCGAATATGGGCGAGTGTATTTCTTAATCTTGTTATTTTTGATTTGAATTTTTTCGGCTATTGCCCATTCTAAATCTACGCCTTCTGATGCCGCCATATTACTCTCCGTCTTTTAATTATTATACACTAAAACTACTGCCACAACCGCAAGTATGTTTTGCATTTGGATTAGTAATGACAAATTCTTTTCGCATAAACTCATCTTTGTAGTCTATGTTTGCATCTTGTAAATATTGCATACTCATTGCATCAACTAAGACTCTGAATTCATCTAGAGGAAATTCAAAATCATCTTCATTCTTAACTTCGTCCATTGTA